CCCGGTCAAGGAATGCTATTGGACCAAGGAATGACCTTTGAAACCGTAGATATGCTTACTTTACAAGATGCGGATGCCGCCAAATTAAAAGAGCAAACCATGAAAAGGATTTGTGGTTTATTTGGTGTTCCGCCACAAATGGTAAGCGTAGGAGAGGGTAAATTTAATAATACTCAAACTATGCTAGATGAATTCCATAAAACAACCATGTATCCAATGGTTATTAGCATCGAGCAAAAATTAAATCAGCATTTATTAAAAGGTTATCCTAATTTATGTGTACGGTTTGACACCAAGGACTTTCTCAAGGGTGCGGCTTTAGACCAAATGAATTTAGTAACGGCTGGAGTAAGTAATGGAATTATGACTCCTAATGAAGCTAGAGTATATTTAAATATGCCAAAAATTGACGGCTATGATGATTTAGTGCCAAAATCAGAACCAGCGGAGCCAATATCAGGTAGCAGTCCGCAAGATACTGGTGGCGGCGGCGGTAATCAAACAAGAAAAATGAATATAGGAGCTACTTAATGATGTCATTAAAAGATATTTTTAATAAATTAACTTCACAAATCCGCTGTAATAATGATAAACTTTCTACAAAAGTAGAAAAAGCCCATACAATACAAGACAATGACCAATCCATTAAACTTGGGGCAATAAATGAAGAATCTAATTCTAGTGTGCGAAGCACAAGTACAACTGGGCAAAAGCGCAGACGAAGCAATAAACCCATCGGGACTAATAGAAGCTAGAGCAACCACTTGGGGCGCAAGAGAAGGCGCAGACGGAAGACGTTTTAATTACCAGCCTGAAGGATTTATGGATTGGGCAGATGAATTTGCCAAAACCGAAAAACCTTTGCCAATGTTTCTTAACCATAACGATATGGGTATGCCTGTTGGTCAATGGGATGAAATTTCCTTTGATGATGAAGGTATGACAGCTAAAGGTAGGTTGTTTATGGAAACAACTGGCGGCTCCGATATGTACAAAGTATTAAAAGAGTCTCCGAAATTATTTGGCGGCGTTTCCGTTGGCGCATACGCTGATGAAGCCTGTATGGTAGATGAGGAAGGAAATCCGTTAATGTCAGGCGCAGATGATAGTGAAGCCTATTTCCAAATTACTAAAGGTGGCTTGCGTGAGATTAGCGTAGTAATGCATCCTAATAATCCAGCCGCAGAAGTAATGAAATTAGAATGTTTTGATTCCGAGGGTCACATTAATCCTCGTACAGTTGAGGAAGCCTTGCGAGATGCAGGACTTTCCAAGAAGTATGCGACCACCGCTACTTCCATCTTTAAGAAAATTCTTGAACAGCGTGATGTTGTTAAGGAAACCATTAAAGAAGCACCAACTCAGGGTGAGCCTGTGGCGGTGGTAAAAGAAGCCGATGCAATTCTAAAAGCCCTTGAGGAAAGAGAATTGTTGAAAGCATTATCTAAACGCATTAAATAAAGGAAATATCATGTCAGAGCAAATTATTGCAAAGCTAGACGAAATCGAAGCAAATACAGTTGCCAAGATTGAAGAAGGCAAAGTTGAAACCACCAAGCTAGTTGATGAAAAAGTTGCTTCTTTTGAAGAAAAAGTAGCAAGTCTTGAGGCAAAAATTAGCCAATTAGGTGCTACTCCAGCCATTAAAACTTACAAAACTATTAGCCAAGAAGTAAACCGTTCTGTTAAAGAGCAGTTGAAGGCGTTTGTAAGCGGCGAAGCTAAGATTCAAAAAGAATTAAAAATGTGGGCTGATGAAAGCCAATATGATGCTTACCTAAAAGAAGCATCTGCATTGACTGGCTCAGGCGCAGGCGTTGGTGGTCGTACCGCCTATGACCCTGTATTTGTTCCATTGCGTTTGCTAAATCCAATGCGTGGCGTTGCTCGTTCAGTTGCTACTGATGGCTCAACCTATCAATTCCGTGCCAAAGTAGGTAATGCTGGTGCGGCATGGGGCTATGCAATCCAAAACAACGGTGCGGCTACTACTGAAAACACCAACATTTGGCAATTAACCTTGCAAGATTTGAACTGCCAATTTCCAATCCGTACTGCGGCTTTGGATGATATTGATGGTTTGGAAGGCAACGTAGTTAGCGATATGCTTGCTGAATTTAGCCAAGCAGAAGCGTTGTCCATGATTCAAAACAACGACCAAGGCGCAACATCTTTGCCATACGGCGGCTCAAATGGTCTTCGTGGTCTGAATCAATACGGCGGTGCTAATTCTACCTACACAGGTGGCAAAACGTCTGCGGCTTCATTTGGAACAAGCGGTACTGGTTCTTCATCAGGCTTGCATAACATGGCTACCTATGACCAGCTTACATCAAACGTCAATACCGTTGCGGCTTCAAACGTAACTTACAAAGATATTGTAAATTTCATGTTTGCACTGCCACAACAGTACCGTACTCCTTCTTGTAAGTTTATGGTTAATAACACGTTTATGTCACAGATTCGTGGTCTTACAGATTCACAAGGCGCACCAATCTTCAATCGTAACAATGGTTTAAGCGTTGATGGTGTTATTGGCACAATGTTAGGTTTTGATGTTGTAGAAAACTCATACCTTGATTTGCCAAGTCAAACTACAACTGGTACTGCTGGCACAACCAGCCTGTATCCAATGTATTTTGGCGACTTTGACAAGGCGTTTACTATCGTAGACCGTCTTAACATGATTATGCGCCGTTACGACCAGACATTGCCCGGCTTTATTACCTTCTACGGTGAAAAGCGTTTGGCAACATCTGTAGTTGATATTAACGCAATCGTGCGTTACCGTTCTACAGGTACAGCAACCTGATAAAGATGGTGGGGTCAAAAACCCCACCACTTTTCCTAACTTTATTTGGAATTAAACATGAGCCTAATCCTTGATGCAGTGAAAAAAGCCCTTGTTGAAGGCAAGGCAACAGTAAACTTAAAAGAAGCATCAGCCCTTACTGGTTCAGGGTCAGGGGTTGGTGGTCGTGTTATTTATGATGATGCTTTTGCGGCGTTACGTTATGGCAATCCATTTCGTATGTGCGGAGCAAGAGTAATTACAACTATTGGTTCTGATGAAGCCTTTGTTGTTAATACAGGTAATGCTACTAATCTTAATAATCAAGCAGTTGTAACTGGTAGTGTAACTAATACTACGCTAACTGTAACGGCAGTCACATCAGGAACTTTGGCTATTGGTCAAATACTTTCAGGCACAAATATTTTTGCTGGTACAACTATTACAGCATTTGGAACTGGAACTGGTGGAGTTGGCACATATACAGTTAGCGTTAATAATTCTTTTGCACCAACAACTATTACAGCAGAAGATAATCCTTGGGATTACACAGTAAAAACTAATGTGGGAAATGAAGCTGTTCAATTTTGGCAACTGCCTATTCGTAATATCAACGCTACTGTGCCTATTCGTACTGCTGTACTAGAAGATGTAAATTATTTAGAAGAATCTATTGTTGCTGATATTGCATTGGAGTTTGCACAGCAAGAAGCATTATCTATGATGCTTAATAATGACCAATCAGGTTCTACAACAATTACAACCGGAGCAACTGCTGGCTTGCGTGGTCTCAACTCCTATCCTAACTCAACGTCAGCCGCCGCATTTGGCACCAATGGTTCTGCAATTACAAACGGTAGACATACTGTATTGGCAGTAGCTCAAGCGTCTAATAGTGCCGTTTCTTATGATGATTTAGCTAATCTTGATGCCGCATTGCCGCCACAATATAAATTTAAGCCTACTACTTGCTGGATGATGCATCCAACCACTATTAGTCAATTACGCAAGCTAAAAGCATCTACCACAGCAAACAATTTTATTGAAGTTGGCGATGATGATGGCGGTGCTGTAGTTTACATTTTTGGTTATCGTGTGTGTCCTAACCCCTATATGTCCACAACTGCGGCTGGTAATTATCCAGTTTATTTAGCTGAGTGGGACAGGTTTATGACTATTGCTGACCGTGAATTAATGAGCATTCAGCGTTTTGACCAAACACAGGCTGGTTTTATTACTCTTTTTGCGGAAAAGCGTGTTGTTTCTACTATTCGTGATGTTTTTGCAGGTGTACGCTTAGTTGGTCCAGCCTAAGGTAAAAAATGCCATACGACAACGCAACTGGTCAAGCCATATACGGAACAAGCCGTAATCCGTTTAATTATGAAAAGGTTGAACAAACCAGTCGTGATATTACAACGGCATGGCTTACTCTTGACGAAATTACCAATCAACTTAATTTATTCCAAGATGAAAGCCAAGATGCATACCTAGAAGGTCTTGAATTAGCTACTAGAATGGCTATTGAGGATTATTTGGGTATGACAATTTTTTCTGTAAGCTATAAAGTTTATTATGGCTCAATGAATTCAACTGGAACGCAAGTTACATTGGATTTACCTGAGGTTTCGCAAGATTTTCAAAGCCAAGCGGGAGTTGTTATTAATAGCGTAGGCTATTGGAACGGAAATACGCCTCCAGTTTTTACTTTGCTATCTAATACACAGTATTTTTATGACCCAACAGGTAATAAAGTTGTTTGTAGTGGTATTCCAAGCGGTGTTAGCACGATTGTTTCCAATCCTATTGTGGTTACCTATACAACTAGGGCAAATCCTTTGGCGCAATATCCCGTTATTAAACAAGCTGGTTTATTGTTATTGACACATTTATACAACAACCGTAGTAATACAACGGCAGGAATTATGCATGATATTCCTTTTGGAGTATCTCAACTGTTACGTCCATATAAACCTTTGGTGCTGTAATGTCCATAGCACGTTACGAAAATGTAACCGTTAATAATGTAGCCGTTGTGGTAAATACTTATGGCGAACAAAGCACAACTATTACGCCTTGGTTTAATACAAGAGCGGTTGTTGCTGATGTAACAAATAGTGTGCGAATT